TCAGAAGAAGCAAATTGCTCGATTGCAAACAGATCAGCAAATCCTTTAGGATGCATTGCTAAATACCGTTGTCCGTCTTCTGGGACATTGTTAGTTCCCATAGTTTCAAACAATGAAAGTATATCAGCAACTTCTAAAGCTGAGCTAGTATCGTGTATTGCAGTTCCACCAACAGCATCCATAGCTGCATAAATTAACTCATCAGTCTTTCGACCTAGTGCAGCGGCAGCAGATTGTGCTACAGCTTGACGTTCGTTAATATTAGTTTTCAACTCATCTAGTTTGTCAATGTATTCAGCAGCATAAAAGTCAGCCATTGTTACTTCAACAGTTGTGTGCGCTAACTCCATCGGGCTTATGTTGCCGTTTCTTGATTTAGTTGACGCTGAGCCTGTACCTATTTTTTGGAATCTTGCTACACTACCAGTAATATTAGTAGTACGAACAGTATTCCGCAGCTTTGAACCCATACGTTGATACGCGAGGTGCACATCAGATTCAAACTGCTTAATAAAGGCTGTATCTATTGTATTAGCCATTTTTTCAGTTCCTTATTAAAGTTGCATTTTGAGTATCTTGAGTGTCCGCTCTATCAAATCAACGCAGGTATCCTTTCGGGCTGCTCAATGAATTACGGGTCTTGATGGGAAAGCGTAAACATTCTTTTTGTCTTGATTGCAACGCACAAAATGAATTAAATTAAACCCATGCTCATTAGACGTTACATCAATTACATCAAAACCTAGCCAACCTAGCCATTCAACCATTTTATTATTACCTTCCCAAGTCTCAACAGTGATCTCATCATACATAGTATGCAGGTAGCGTATTAATTTAGGAGAAGCTTTAACAAAAGAAAACCAATTGTCTTTCATTTTGTTAGAAAACATAGTCCACATAATTCCTTTTTCATGTGTAATTTTATTTACACCTAGTATAGCCAAAGGGTATGATTTTTTTTCTATAACAAAAGTATCTTCCATATCTAAACAAGACATTAATGTTTCCATTAAATCTAATTTATAAATATTTCTTACTTCAAATAAATTTTCGTTACTTAATGTTCCATATAAAGGAATGATGTGACGTTTTTGCATGGGAACCATTTCTAGGCTCCCATGACTTATAAGCACTTTATCCATATAACTTTTTAAAGCCATCATCTACTTGCTTAACAAAGCCATCATCTCTTTTACTATTATTCCAATATCTTTCATCTCTCATCATTGACTTTAGATCATCTTCTCCAAAGCTAGAAACAGGCGAAGATTGAGCAGATATTTGAGTGTCTTTGTTTTGTGACATTATATGTTCAATAAGCATAATACCTTCTGCTGTTTCACCTAATTTTTCAACCGTTCCGCTTAAAGAATCTGGAAAGAATTTATTAGCAAACATACTAACAGCTTCTATTCTTGCTCCAGAATTATCACCTAGCTTTGCAGCTTCCTCATCAAGGTTAGGGGTCGGAGGAAGAGATTCTTGTATCCCCTTAGAATACATCTCTATTCCTTCTTTAAATTGATCTTGGCTAAATCCATTATTAAAAGCATGTTCTGACCACCAGTTAAGAAGAGGACTATCAGCAGATAGATTAGAATCTACTGAATCAGGCAGTTCATACTCACCTTTACTTTCTGGTCTATTAATAAATCTTTCATCATTATAGCCTTTTATTATATCTTCTTGTTTAGCACCAAGTTTAGATTCTAATTCGCTATAAGATTTAGCTAATTCTGATGGATCATTAAACTTTTCTGGTAACCACTCAGGTCTTATTTCTGCTGGCTCTAAATTTTCTTGTATAAGAGTTCCTGTTTCTTCAGACATCTTTAGTTACCTTATATCCCGACGCATGAGCATGATTAATTCTGGTTTGTATTAAACCAACAACATACCTCTGACCTTCTATATGTCTTAATTCCTCAGTACTAACATTAGCACCATGAACAATCTCAATTGTTATTGTTCTTAAATATTTAATAACTGCTTTCCCTGAGTCAGAACTAAACAAATGTGCCATATTCTGGCTTATTTGTTCGTCTATATCTTTTGGCCTTTGATAGCCGTCTATTCCAACATTTACTTGATTTGTTTGTTTTTTATTGCTCAACTATTTGCTCCTGTTGTTGAGGCTCTCCCTGCATTTGTTGTTGTTGAGCCATCTGTTGCGCCATTTGTACTAACTGTTTACGCTCACTTTCATCTCTTATCAAGTGGTCTGGTACACCAAACTTTTTAGCAAGGTAAGCAGCAGTCTCTTCTCCGTTAATTAAAAGCTGCATCATCTCTGGTCCAAACCTACCTTGAATAAGCTCTAAGAACCTAGCAACAGAAGTAATATCTTGGTTAGCTTGCGCTTGTGCTAGTGGAGATACAGACTTAATCTTAACTTCTCTACCATTAAGAGTAGGTAAATTAACTCTGCCTTGTTTTTTAAGAATATAAATAACTCTTTGCAATACTGGCTGTACTAATTCTGCCTGTAATCTACCAAATGCAGAGCCAATTCGCCTTGATAAATCAGCCATACGCTCTGCAACCTCAGTAGCAGACGCAGGAGTTTTGTCTGGATTGCCCAACATATCGTTATAAAGCGCACGTTTAATGTTTAATCTCATGTCACTAAGAACAAGTTGAGCAACATCAAACCTACCTGCTGCTTGTATTGGTTGCAATCCTGCTGATCCAATAGCTTTTGGTATTATAGAACCTGGGACTAACTGTATTGTATCTGGATTAACAACACCATCATCATCCATTTGATAAATACCAGAGATAGACATCTGTGCATTTTCTAATATTAGCTCTATTGTTAGATTAGTAGTTTTAATTGCAGACAGTGCATTCATTAATGGCCCACGACCATACACTTCTCCTGCACATTTAGACCAACGAAAACAAATAAACGGATTAGAGCCAACACCAGACATTTCTTTAGAATAAATAACTGATTCAGTAGTCATACAAAAAGCATAACTAAGGTAAGCTTCCTCATTCATTCTAGAGTAATCACGACATATAAGTTCAAGAACAGTAGTTTTATTATCAGCTCCACTTAACATCATGTTTTGTATTTTTTCGTTTAATACAGCATCAGGATATAGTAATTGAATTTGATTAAACTTAATATTTTTTCTTTCTCTAAACACATGATCAATTCTATCATCTGGCCCAGTGTCAAGTATTACATGCGGTAATGGTATTGCAGTAAACCTAATAGGATTTAGCGCGTCACCTTCTTCCGCAGCCAAGACACCAGTCCCAACAGCCAAGTCCATAAATGACTCATGCACTTCTTGAGAAAAGTTAGAGTTTTGGAGAATTTCAAATACATATTCAGTTACCTCGTCTAGTTCATTGTTGATAAAATCCCTTTCTTCTTTAGGAACTTCGGAGCCAGATGTTAAATCTGCCCATCTAGCAAAGTTAGGAACAAGACCTGATTGAAGCCTAGAAGCAAATTCTTGCACACCAACAACAGCAGTTTCATCAAATATCTTGTCGTCTCTACGTTGACCTATTGTCTCACTATAAAAAGATTCTCTTTGAGGTAATGCATATTCGTAACACTCTTCAAATAATGGTACAAAATTTTCTCTCTTTACCTTGGCAGACTCATATTGCTCAAGATATTTTTTCGCTACTGGATCGTCTATCATGTTTTATCCTATGTAAAATATTTATTGTAATATCCGATGCCACCGCCAGACCTTCCAGTAATTAAAGACCTTCTGCCTTTGCCACTTCTTCTTTTACTTTTCTTTTTAATAGAATCACCAGCTTCACCCGTGGCAATTAAAGAACTTACACTTGCACTTATTGGCTCTTCAGCTTTAGCTATTGGCTCTACAGTTTTAATTTCTGGCTCTTCAGAAAGTTCTTCTAGTGGAACGCCAGACATAACAATATCTTTTTTAGATTTTTTAGCCTTAACTTTTTTAGGTGCATCTTTAGGTAAAGTAGATATTGGCTGAGTTATTTTAGCTATTTCTTTTTCGGTTTCTTTTTCTTTATCTTCTTCTATTTCTTTTGCTACTTCTTTTTTCTTTTCTTCTACGGCAACTTCTTCTTTGTCAGGAGTTTGAGTAGCGTTCCAAGCTGATAATTCTTTTTGATATTCATTTCTAGATTCTGGCGATTCGTTATATTCTTCACCTTTCATTCTAGCATCTGAATTTTTTCTACCTAACCATTGAGCATAAGTCCCGGGATCGACAGGCCCATCATTGCTTTTACCACCAAGACACATAACACATTCCTTTTATTGTTTATGCTCGATAAGCATATATTGAATTACAACACAACGCACAATTACATACGCGACCAAAGCCCTTGTCTGCGTCTTGGCGTTTTTTGTTTAGCAAATACATCAAAATTTGTTTTAGCTATTATAGGTCTAGCTGCTTTTTGATTGTTCATCAATGCTCTACCTTCGCCAGCACCAAGAAGCATGTACTGTAAAGCATCGTGTATGTGTGAAAACATATTCTTATCAGGCTTATCATCGTATCTTTCTCCAGATACTTCCATTCTTCT